TATTTTACAAGTATTGCATTTTGTGCAAGAAAGGAGTAGGAGGATGCTTCAATTCCTCAAAGTTCTCTGGAGGGAGATGAAACTGACAGACGTTGTCAGGTTCAAGTTCTGGAAGAGCAAAGGCCTATCATGGTGTGAAGTGGTATTCATAATTGCGGGAGCGAGAGTTTATCTCAAGTTTTCGTATGATGGAGAGAGCTTCGCTTTCTACGATGGTTCCATGGCTCCAATGGACTGGAATCAGATGTTTCGTTTGTTTAGCGACATTTCCCGAAAGGAAGAGCCGGTATCCGACATCGGTTTAAATAGTGTCGGTAACACCATGGGTATTCTCACACCTGATGAGGTAGTCCAGACCGTTGCTGGAACGTCAGATAATGTTGAGAGCGGTGGTACCCCGATAGTCCAGCATTTGGCTGAACTGTATACGGCTGGAGCATTGTACGACTCTAGCTTACTACCAAACGATCCGCTCATGGGTGTTGACTCTACCATTGAGCGGAAGTATCGACTAACTGAGTCATAGTGTAAATGACTCGTGAGTAGTGTCTTTCGAAAGCGAGTCTTCCTACTGTCTTTGTGTCTATTGCATGGACACGAGTGCTGAAGGGATGATACAATGAGGGTTCTGCCCAAAGAGCCGTACTTGAGTACTCTAGCACCAGATATTCAGGATGCGGTGGCACGGAACCTTGCCGGTACGGATTTCGGGCGTCTGAAGGATTGGACGTCTCCGCTAGTCCCCGACAAAGAAGATCCGACTGGCGGTCGAGTGCAGATCATCACTGAGTTTTCTCAGTGGCTATTCCCTACCGGTTACGACTGGCTTGACGAACGTGAGCATGATGCTATCGAGCACATTGGGCCTATGTCCATTCAGCTTCCATATAGGGAGCGTACAGATGTGATCTACGATTACTTCAATCAACCAGACATCCATCCTGATCGTGGTGCCTGGGAGTATGCCACGGAAAAGTTGTCTAGGCTAGTCCGTTTCAAACTGCGACCCGTTCAACTGGAGACTTCATATGCGGATATGCCGACTGGAACAAACCTCGGGTTACCATATGCTTCTGCTGATTCCGAGTACAGGCCGTTGGTGCTCGAAATGGCGCGTTTCATTCGTCGTACTGGGTATGCAAGCCAACCCGATCCCGCGATTCTTTATTGGCGTGGGCAGAGTAAGGGGTTAGACCTTGCCCCGAAGCAACGTACTGTGTGGGGTTATCCTCATTACTTAACGTTGTTTGAGTTACAGTTGCAGATTGCACTTCTTCATGTGTTGAGAAGTAAATTTGAGTTTGCTGCGTGGAATCCACCCATGTATGTGAATCAGGCTGTGACTACAGTGATGGAGAATTGTACGTATGACATTTTGTCGGTTGACTTTTCCCGTTTCGACGCCTCTGTTCCGGAGGTAGTTATCCGACAAATCTTCAATGTTATGCGTGGTTGGTTTGTAGAATCAGCTCGTCCGCTTATAGACTATGTCGAGCATGCGTTCCTTAATATAGGGCTGCTCACGCCTGAAGGCATACTAACCGATAGAAGAGGTGGCGTCCCATCTGGATCAGGAGTAACTAACCTGGTAGATTCGTTGGTTCAATTGTTTGCCTTCCACTACATCGCTTTTCGTATGAGGAACGAAGTTGAAATGCACTTAGTGCAAGGAGACGACGGTGTGGTGTGCTTCCGGAATCGTTGGAGACTGGAAGATGTGTCCGACATAGCACTCGAACTGAACCTTAAAGTAAGTTCAGATAAGGGAGGAGTGTCTTCAGAGTTAGTGAGCTTCCTGCAAAACGTTCACTACAAAGGATATTCCAAGAATGGGGTTTACCCCGGAGTACGATCTCTTGGTCGGGTCATTGGCTCAGCTATGAGCTATGAGCGCTTCCGAGATCGATGGTCAGGCGCTGACGATTCTCTCCGATGGATACAGCAGTTTGAGGCTGCCCGTTGGCATCCAAAATTCGCTCGCGCGATTGAATTCCTGTATGAGCATGACAGGTACTTGCAAAAGTATACACTAGCTGAAATAGTGGATAAAGCTGGTGGGCCGGATGAAGCCACAAGCGTCCTCGATCTGGAAGGCTTTCCGTACGGGAAGATGCCCATTAGGGACTACGGTCACTCAGCTGTGTGGTCAGAGATTGCACGGCTTAAGGGGCGTGGATGGACACGCAATGCAAAGGGCGTGGGTTAAAACCCAGGGGTGAGTTTTCTC